AGTTCAAAGAAAAAAACAGCCGATAAAGCAACTATAATCATTGTATTCATATAGATTAACATCATATATTCAAGCTAATCTATATATTTACATGGATTATTTGTATATTTGCAAAAAAGGAACAACCATGTGGAATGAAATGAGCAATCCAGCTGTGCTGATGAGAATCGGCCAGCGCATCAAAGAGACACGTATCAGGCAGCATATCACGCAGGAAGAACTGGCAACGGCTTCCGGTGTAAGCCCCTTGACCGTTGCGAACATCGAGAAGGGCAAATCGGTATCGCTGCTGTTGTTCATCAGCGTACTCCGCTCGCTCGGCCTGCTGGAGAACCTGGAGCAACTGGTACCGGAAATCCGGGTCAGCCCGATAGAGCTCAAAAAACTGCAAGGAAAGAAACGCTACCGTGTACGCCATTTAAAACAAGATAACCATGAATGATTTGATAGTAGATGTAAAGCTATGGGGAGAAAGCGTAGGCTCTCTCTATTGGGAAAAGGAAAGCAATGCCGCCTTGTTCGACTATGAACGGAAGTTCATCCGCTCCGGTCTTGACATTTCTCCCATCATCATGCCCATCAGCCAGTACAGGAACACCCCCTACCGGTTCCTTGAAAACCGTACCGACTGTTTCAAGGGGTTGCCCGGCCTGTTTGCCGATTCACTGCCGGACACTTTCGGAAACCAGATCATCAATGAATGGTTTGCCAGCAAGGGATTGTCCGGAGAAGAGATTACCCCTTTAGACAGGCTTTGCTATGTAGGCAAACGTGGCATGGGCGCACTGGAGTTTGAGCCGTCCTCGCCAATCAACGGCATGAACGAATCATCAGTGCTCCATATCGAGGAACTGACGGAGCTTGCCAAATCCGTATTCACGGACAGAATGGCTTTTCAGGTCCAACTGCGCCAGGAAGGAAGAAACATTCTGGATATACTGAAAGTGGGAACATCTGCCGGAGGTGCCAAGCCCAAGGCCATCATCGCCTACAACGATATTACCGGAGAGGTACGCTCCGGACAGGTAAAAGCTCCTGAAGGATTCGGATATTGGCTGTTGAAATTTGATGGCGGCAAATACAGCGAACACACGCAGATAACGGACAATCCACAAGGAATAGGAAATATCGAATATGCCTATCACCGGATGGCAAAAGCCTGCGGTATCGATATGATGGAATGCCGGTTACTTCAGGAAAAAGAGTCATATCACTTTATGACACGCCGTTTTGACCGTATGAAAGACGGAGAGAAAATCCATGTACAGACATTGGCCGGGCTTGCCCACTATGACCGTGACCAACGCCATTCATACGAAGAGATATTCCGTATCATGCGGCAGATGAACCTCCCTTATCCAGATCAGGAGGAACTATACCGAAGAATGGTGTTCAACGTCATGAGCCGTAACCATGATGACCATAGCAAGAACTTCTCTTTCCTGATGGATAGACAAGGGAAATGGAAACTGGCCCCGGCATACGACCTCTGCTACTCATACACACCGGGCGGCAAATGGACGAACCGCCACCAACTGTCACTCAACGGCAAACAAGACAATTTCACGATGGAAGATCTGCAAAAGGTAGGTGAGAACATGGGCATCCGGGAACACAAACAGATTATCGAAAAGGTACAGGAAACCGTATCGTATTGGCATGAGACTGCCAAGGATTGCGGGGTCAAGCCGGAACACGCCGATTTTTCTTGAAAATAATAGGATAAAACGCAGAATAAAGCGAATTTGAGCATTCTCACTGACGGTCAGAGGGTTTGGCTTCGGGTGGCACGGAATGACATAAGGGCGGAAAAACGGATTTGGGCGGATTACAGCAATAGATGCACTTCCAAATCATTACCCAACACCTGATGCACATTTAACACTAACGGTCTCTATTTCTGCGTTCTGCGTAGGTTTACATTCTGCCTTTACAACTCCCATAAACTAATTTTGCACCAAACAAAAAGCAAGGATTATGAGGAGTACTTTCAAGACCGTCTTCTATGTAAACGGAAGCAAGGAAAAGAATGGAATTGTCCCCATCATGGGACGGGTTACAATCAACGGGACTATCGCACAGTTCAGTTGCAAGCAGCGTATCTCCAAGGATTTGTGGGATGCTAAAGGCAACAGGGCGAAAGGCAAGAGCCGCGAGGCGGTGACGGTGAACTATGCGCTTGACAACATCAAGGCGCAGATAACGAAGCACTACCAGCGGCTTTCCGACCGTGAGGCATTTGTCACGGCTGAAATGGTACGCAACGCCTATCAAGGCATCGGCACGGAGTATGAAACATTGTTACGAGCCTTTGACAAGGAGAATGAGGCGTTTGCCAAGCGGGTGGGCAAAGACCGCTCCAAGCGTACGTACCAGAAGTACCTGACCGTCCGCAAATACGTAGCGGAGTTTATTAAGAGGCAGTACAAGCGGACGGACATGGCGATGAACGAATTGACGGAGGATTTCATCCGTGACTACTGCCTGTACCTGCGAAACGAGGTCGGGCTGGCGCAATCGTCCGTGTGGATATACTCCATACCGTTGAAACACATCGTCACCACGGCGCACTACAATGGCAAGATACCGAGAAACCCGTTTGCGATGTACCACGTTGACCCCGACCACAAGGAACGAGGCTTTCTCACGGAAGATGAAATTCAGGCGTTGAGTACAATCAGTCTGGACAATCCCAACTTCGCATTGGCGAGGGATTTGTTCCTGTTCGGTTGCTGGACTGGCATCTCGTTCACGGACATCAAGAACCTGACCACCGACAACATCGTTGAGATGAATGGCGCATCATGGATTGTGTCGAAACGCCAAAAGACGGGCGTACCGTTCCAAATCAAGCTGATGGACATCCCCATGCAGATAATCAGGCGTTACGAGCCGTTCAGAAGAGACAAGCGACTTTTCAACATCGGCTCGCTTGACATGGTGAACAAACGCATCAAGGCTGTGGCGAAGAAATGCGGGATAGAAAAGCCGGTTTCATTCCATTTGAGCCGCCATTCATTCGCTGTTTTGGCATTGAATTACGGTATGCCGATAGAGAGCGTGAGCAAGATTTTGGGGCATACGAATATAACCACCACGCAAATTTACGCGAAGGTGACCAACGCTAAACTTGAAAACGACATATCCGCCTTTGAGAGCAAGATAAGCGGACGTTTCGTCCTATAACGCACAGTCTATGGAACGGACAACAATCACGATGGACGGGTGCGGCAGGATTGCCGTGCCGTCCGATGCCGCCAACGTGTGGATGAACGAAATGGAGTTGGTAAGGCTGTTCGATGTAATCGCCCCGACACTCCGTGCCGCCATCCGAGCCGTGTACAAAAGCGGAGTGCTGAAGCCTTGCGATGTGGAAAGGCGCATCAGGCTTCCCAACGGTTATTGTGCGGAGGCGTATGCCCTGCCAATGGTCGTGGCAATCGCTTTCCGTATCAACACACCCAATGCCGCAAGGGTACGCAACGCCCTGTTGGAAAGGCTGTGCTTGCGAAAAGACAGACAAGTGCTATTTTTCTTTTCGTCGCCAAATGTTTTGTGAACGGGTTTGTTGAACGGTTGTTTAGGTCGTATATTACAGAACATCAATGCGTTATCTTCACTTCTCAATAATTCAAAACTTTCAGACTTGCCTGCAAGTCTGCCGGAATACGGCATGGTAATTTGCATGAGTGCTATTTATTATTTTGATGAATTGATGAAAGTATATATAAACATAAAGAATAACAGCGGTTTACATCCTCATCAAACTCTCAACAAAAGGATATGGCTGATGAAAAGAGAAAACGGACACAGCCTTACTCATCGCTTTTCTTTTGACAAGCGGTTTGATGAAAGAATGTTGAGCATGTATCGCTATGACTTTTAGTATGTTAAGTCGCCCATTCATCAATTCATCGGATTTTCATTCATCATCAAGCCTGCTGTGGAAGCAACGGAGGTGAGTATCGCCATCCGCAGGCTGGCCAGACGGACTTCCGTTCTGCCGAACGACAAGGGAAAACCGACACCGCCGCAGGCTTTTGGGAACAAAAGCCATAGCTCATTATGGCGTTTTCTTCACGCACCGCTGACGCTCATGCTAAAAACTCCCCAATGAGCCAGTGGGGTTGCCCCCTGAACGCCCCCGTTTGCTTCCGAAAGAAGCTGCGAGCAGTCCTTTGAGTTGCCCAAAGTTTATGAGTTGTTTTAAAGTCTGAACTCTGTTTTTATGGTAGCAAGTTTGTGTTTCGGGCATACCGAAGCTGTTTGCTATCATCCCATAGCGGGAATTTATATACATCTTATTTTTTGAGCCTGATTTTTTCGTGATAGAAATAATTTACGATGACCGGCTTTCCTTTTTCCGAGCGTCCGTAGGGCAAATCGTTCACCCGATAGGGAAATCCTTGCGTCTGTGCATATTGGGATATGTCCTGCTCCAATGCCTGCCAGTAATCAAGCCTTTTCTTGTTGTAAATCTCATCGTATAATGGGAAGAGTTCGGGATGCTTCTCACGGATATATGCCATTATCTCTCCTTTGAATTGTCCGCGCAGGTTCAGATTTTCAAGCCATATCAAATCGGCATATCCTTTCACTTCCTTGATAATCGTCTTTACATCGGTTATTCCCGGAAATATGGGCGAAACGAAACACACGGTACGGATGCCTGCCTCATAGACTTGGCGCATTGCTTTCAGGCGGCGTTCTATGCTCACGGCGTTGTCCATATCCGCACGAAACTGTTCGTTAAGCGTATTGATTGACCAAGACACTGTTACTTTGGGAAAACGTTTCAACAGGTCGAGGTCGCGAAGGACGAGGTCGGACTTCGTACATACCATAATCTCGGCGTTGCTTCCGCGCAGTTCTTCGAGCAGCCTGCGGGTACGGCGGAATTGTTCCTCATAGGGGTTGTAACCGTCCGTCACGGAACCTATCACGATGCGCTCACCGTCATATTTGTGCGGATTGGCTATCGGTTTCCAGTTCTTCACGTCCAGAAACGCGCCCCACGGTTCTGTATGCCCGGTGAAGCGTTTCATAAACGATGCGTAGCAATACTTGCAGGCGTGAGGGCATCCCACGTAAGGATTGACCGAATATCCTCCGACTGGCAGTGCGGATTTGGTCATAACGCTCTGTACGTCTATTTCCTTGATTGTTTCAGTATTCATTGTATGCGTTTGATAAATTGTTCCGGCAGTTCCTGAATCATCCTTTCTTCACCCATTATAAGCAGCAAATCCTCTTTCATAAATACGGGGATTCCTTGCGCTTTGGCTTGGTCGGCAATGTGAAGCACCCATTCGAGACGGGAATCCACTTTGCCTTTCCGATGTCCCGTTTCCGTGCCTATGACAACCCAATCGATACCCGCGAAGTCTATCTCTCCGATTTCGTCAAAGATAGGTTCAAAGGTGACGTGGTAATGTTTGGCCTTGATATTTCTTTTCAAATCTTCTAACCTTTTTTTCTCGGAACTGCGCGTGACGGTCACGCCCATCCAGACATTTTCGTCATCCGTAGAAAAACAGACCTTATCCGGACGTTTCGTAAGAAAGATATAAGCGTGTTGCGGATTGCTTTTCATTCTTCCGAAAATCTCCGCGTTCCATTCAGGCTTCCAATCGGAGAAGTCGCTCATTCCGGTCATCAGCCATACGTGAGGTTTTGGAGTGTCGATGATGTGTAGCTTGCGCCCCATATATTCGGGTACAGAAAAATCGTCCGTGATATGGAAGCGGCGACAGTTATTACGGGCATAGCAGTAGCTGCACCCTATTGAGCAGCCTATCACTATGTTCATATTCTTTATCAGCGATTTGATGCAAACACTCATAACGTAATGCTCTCCCCATCTCCCGGCATAATCAGTCGGTTCATATCCACTCCGTGGTGGCGGGCTTCGTTTCGCAGGATTTCGCGTGTTGTCTGGCAATGGTCAATAGCATCCATGTGTACGGCTATCAGTTTGATTTGTGCGGGGAGCGTGTCGAGCATCGCCATCACTTCCTGTTCGTCGGGGATGATGCAGCCGTCTGTCTTGGAAAATTCGGGGAACACCGCACCGCCGCTGTTTACAACGATATAATCAGGGCGGTATTTTTCCACGGTTTCAAGGATGCACGGTTCCCATTTGCAGTCGCCCATTATATAAATGGTCGGAAGTCCCTCCGCCATCAGCACATAGCCCGACACGGGTCCCATCATCTGGCCTATCTGACCGAAACCGTGATGACCCGTGGTGCGGTGGATGGTCAGGTTGCCTATTGTCTTGCTCTTTTCAATTGC